CGTCCAGGTAGAAGTTGAACTCCTTCCCGACTTCCTCGACCTTCTGGGGCGTGAACCTCGCGAGACGCGCCTGGACGAACTTGGCCTGCTGGTCGGTGAGTTTCCGCTCGGCTGCCTGCTTTGCGAATAACCCCCCTACCTGGCCCTTCGCGGCATCGAGCCGCAACTGGGATACCAGGGCCTCGCTCGCCGTTGCCCGTTTCTCGAACTCTTCTCGGGTCTTGTCGAAACCCTCTTCGGTGCGCTTGCGATGGGCGTATTCCCCCGCAACTGCCCGCCGTGTTTCGGTCTCGACATATCCCTTGACTGCCGGGTCGCTGGTGATGACGTCCACTCCGAACACGTCGGATGGCTGTACCTTTTCCGCCTTGAGGAACGACTTGACGTCCTCAATCGTGATGTCCATTAACTCGTCTCCTATTTTTTTAGTTTTCGCAAACGCCTGGAGTTGCCCGAGGAGGGTGGCCCCCTCGAACCCCGGCGTATCGATTGCTGAATTGCCTAACGCGATGCCCGTCACCTGACTGACATCGGCAACGAATAGCCCGCTCTTCTTGTCCTGCTCCAGTTCAACGTCCGCCTCGATGGAAGCGACGTCGAGCGGGAGATGGTGGAAATCAGGATAGATGTAGCAGGCGACGACCGACGACAGGCGCGTGCCGATCTGCATCGCCTTTTTGCCGACGACCTCGCCGATGGCCGTGCGCCCAACCGTGTCGTTCGAGGCGGCGTGTCCGTGGAAAAGTTGGAGTCCTGCCGCGATCTTCTCGTGCAGTTTCTCGATGGCACTCCGATACCAACGCTTGACGATGTTGCCAACGCCGAGCATGACCCCGCGCGCCTCGCCCTCGTGGCCCACGACGAACGCCTTGAACACCGGACGCGGATCGTTGAGTTTGATCTCGCGCAGCCGGGCGGGCGGGATCATCTGGGCGATCTCGCTCGCCGCCATCATACGGAGTCGGCATTGGATACGCATGGGAGTCTCCTGTTATTTGGCCCTCTTGGGCCTGCCGCCCTTCTTCTTGACGACCTCGGCCACCTGCGCATACTTAGTTGCCGTTGCCTGCATCGGCTCGCTAAGTTCGAGTTTTGCCACGAGTCCTTTCCTTTTGACCACAACCACATCCGGTATAGCGGCAACCTCTGCCCGTTTCTTCATCGCGGCGATGTCGCCCAGATGCGATGTCGTCAACGGACCACCGGGCTTGCGTTTCGGGTTCATTTCCTTGTAGCGGTTCCTGTCAAAGTCGAACACCCTGGGTTTGACCTGTTCCGCTAGGATGTGACGCAACTTGACGGGCGCGTCATCAGCCTTCGGCTTTGTCGGACTTGAGAAAATCATGTCAACTCCTGTTGTTAGATATGCCTGAATGGCGACCCGCCCCTGCGATGCGGCGCTCCGCCGACACGTGCCGCCCGCTCTCGCATGACCAGGCCGACCGTATGGCCGCAACCCGTGCATTTCGCGCACGTCGCCCAACCCTTGCGCTTGAACGGGCAAGGACATCGCTTCACGAACATCGCCGAACCGCACTTAGGACAGAGCGTTTCGGAGATAGTCAGTCCAAGGTCATCCGTCGGCGCTGCCGTGCTGATCACTCTGCCGCCCCCTTCGCATTGGCCTTGATATCGACTTCCGTCTTGAACCGCTCCATATCGAGCTTCGCTTGTTCGAGTTCCTTCTCCTCTGCCGCCTCGCGCAACTCGGTCTCCTTCTCCACGTCGACGCCGGGTATCTGACCCGCAACGAACTCCTTGCTGATGATGCCGCCAAGTGCGGCGGGGATGAGCACGTTCTGGAGGTTCGTCCAATGGTCTTGCGAGATGAGTGGGATCTCGATGCCGATCTTCGAGGGGTCGAGCTTGGTCGACTTCTGTGAGCCGCCCGTCTTGAGGTTGTAGAACATCATCGCCTTCTCAAGCAGTTCCTCGAATGTGCCGACCCATATCTCGCGCTCGCGCGTGGTCGCCGCCATAACGAGTTCCCGCGTGTTGTCGCCCGTCGCCCGGTTCTTCAAGAGGTCGAGCAATCCCAAGTAGTGAATCGGGATGCCCGTTGTTCCGGAGATCATCTTGACGTTGAGTTCTATCTCGCTGATGATGTTCTGGACGCCGTCGGCTGTCGGTGATACGAGCGTGAAGATGGCCGTGTGCGCGATGGCCTTGCCGATCTTCCAGTTGATGTCCTTGATCTGCTGGAGCAGCGCCGCGGCCTGTTGTGGCGTGGCGCATTGGAAGTTCGGCGTGGGCGAGGCGAAGAGATGGTTGATCTCCCGCAGGTCGCGCAACGCCCTATCCAACCGGTCGATCTGCGTCAGACACTTCATCACCTTGGGCTGTGCGTCGTTGGCGTCGTTGAGCCGCCCGCCGAACTTCTTGTAGACGAACTCCGGCTCGTCCACGGATCCCGCCGGCAGGAGTTGCGAGACGTTGTTGATGGTCACGGTCGTCGCATCCCAGAACAGGCGCTTGTACCAGAGGTAGTCGTTGGGGTCGACGTCGACCTTGTATTTCTTCGAGAGCCAGGAGATGAACCGCACCGACACCATGCCGGGATAGTCCTTGTACGGCTCCTCGTCGTCTTCGTCCCAGAACAGGCGCAGGGCGATCTTGCCCTCGATCTCGGATTCCTTGACGATCTCCTGCGCCATCTCGGCGTCGAGTGCGTTGTAGGCGAGGAAGTCCTCGGCCCATTCGAGTTCTGCCGCCGCCTCTTCCTTCGTCTCCGTGCGATGTACGACTTTCAACCCCTCGCCCAGGATGAACGCGGAGCGCAGGTCGACGACGGCGGCAGTCTGGAGGCATCCCCACTCGGATGTGCCGCTATATTTCTCGGATACGGCCAGGACTCCCATCGCATAGTCGCGGTAGTCGTTCCCGACGTAAAGGTGTTCGGTTTCCTGGAGCGTGAGGATATCCTTGGTGAGCAACTCTTGAACCTTGTTGAGGTGGACGACCTTGCCCTCCAAACTGTTAGCTCGTTCCGTGGCATGGGCGCGGTCGATGCGTTCCAATTCGTACTTCATCTCCATCTCTTGCAACTGCGCCTTGGCCTTTTTATCGAAGATGCTCATCATTGCCCCCTAGTCGGGATACACGCTCTTGAAAGTCATGCCGATGTATGTCACCGCCGCCTTGATGTGCGTGAATATCGCGTACCGGATCGCGTCGAGCGCATGGTCGTTGAACTTGACCGGCTCGGGAACCGGCTCGTCGTTCTTGTCCACTTTCCACTTGTAGGTCGAGAGTTCCTTGATGACGTTGGACGACCCCTCGAGGACGAATATCTTCTGCGACCGCAGGAAGTCGATGCCCGCGCGCACGCTGTCCGCGCCCTTGGGCGCCGGCAGGACGTTGAACCCCATGCTGTTTATCTCGTCTATACTCTTCGGCTCTGCGCTATCGGCATAGACATAATCAAGCGGGCGGATGTCGAGGTTCCGCATCTTCATGCCGAGGTCTTGATTCGTTAGCTTGTTCTCGTAGATCAGCTCCTCGACGTAGAGTTCGTCCGCCTTGCGATGGATGCGCACGAGGGCCGAGGGGTTGACCGAGTATCCGAAATCGAGGCCGTAGATGATCTCGTCGCAGTTGGGCGGTAGGGATGCCACGACAGGCCACTTGTATATCTGTCCCTTGGGCGCGGCCCAGATGCCGAACCGATAGATGAGTTTCGCCGTCTCGTCGGGGATGGCGTCGAGCGCGGCCAGGTACTCGAGGCGCATCGCGTCGATGGGGTTGTCCTCGATGGTCGAGCCGTGCGTATAGGCGCGCGCATCTTTGTTCTTGGGATCGTCAGGGAAGAACCGCTTCTTGAGCCAGGGAGCCAAGCTCTCGTCCGGGTTGAACGTGAGCATGATCTGCTTGTAGTGTTCGCATTGCTCGCGCAGGGCCAGGTCAACCTCGAGGAAGTCGCGCTCGGTGAACTCCGTCGCCTCCTCGATCCATACGCCCGTCAGCCCCTTGATGGACTTGATCTTCTCCGGCTCGTCCAGGCCGTCAAACAGGATTTCATTCGGAAGGCCAGCGGAGGAGGGGAACGACAGGATCTGATGTGTCTTGTCGTGCTGGTAGTCTATGCCCTGGTCTGCGAGTAGCGTCCGCATGACGCGCAGGGTCGATTCGTGGGCGGTCTTGCGGACCTTGCGCAGGACCAGGAACCGATGCCCGCCCTCGTTCATACAGCGGATGAACAGTTTCCGTGCGGCGAACTCAGACTTGCCAGAGCCACGCCCGCCAGCCATGACGAGATAGCGATCCTCGGCCTCGAGTAGCGGGTAGAACGACGCGGAGATGTGGAGACTCATCTCGCGCACGGTGTCGGTCACTTCTTCTCGCCCCCGTTGCCGTTCCCATTGTCCTTGTCACCCGGCTTGGTGTGGACGACGTGGATGGTCAACTTGTCGCCGGTCTTGATCGCGCCGGAGTGTTCGACTGCCTGATTGTCACGCCAGCGGAGCATGTTCTTGGTCATGAATATCCAGATGGCCGGGGGGAGCGTCTTGGCAAGCTTATAGAGCGTGGCGTCTCGGGTAGTCTGCCATGCTTTTAGGGCTTCGGAAAACTCGGGGTGAACCTTGGCCCACTCATAGACCGTGTCGGTACAGACGCCGAGTGAGTCGGCTATCTGTTCGATGCCGCACCCAGACAGGAACGACTCCGGCTTCGTGCGCAGCATATCGGCAGCGACTTGAACCTTGCCGATAATGTCGGCGTTGTATTTCGACGGCCTGCCGCCTGCGTGTTTAGCCAATGGGGTTCTCCATCGTCGCCCTGACCGATGCCTCGTCAACGTGGGCGTAGTCGCAGTACCGCTTGATGATGACGTCGCAATACTTGGGGTCTATCTCCATGCCGTAGCAGGTGCGGCTCAACTGCTCGGCGGCGATGGGCTGGGTTACCTTGCCCCCCATGCGATCATCCGTCTCGGGAATCAAGCGTCCCTGCCTATAGAGTTTTGCGCGTACCTTCCCGGCATCGACTGGGTCAAGTTCGAGCACGAACGCATTGAGCATGGCATCCATCCATCCGGCCCGTTGCCGACTAACGCGCCCGAGTTTGTGCCTATTCGGGTCATCGCCCTTCTTGAAAGGACGACCAGGTCCACGCCGTTTCGCACCCATGCTGCCAATTACTCCGTCTCCGCGATGGCGACACCCACGCTGGCATCGCCCTTGAAAAGCTTGTTTAAATCGTTCACGAGGTCGTCGGCAGGGTTGTCAATTTCAAGAACGAGCCGCATACTCTTGTCCTGCGATACT